TGGCCCTTCGGGGCCGGGTGGCCCCGGCTCGCCCTCTGCGTAGACGGGCGCTGTCGTCAGCGCCCACGGGGTGCGGTCGTCTTCGGTGATGACGAGCAGGCAGTCGTCGCCCTGCGCGGGCAGCCCGTTCGACGGCACCCACGCGCACGGCCCCCACTGCTGACGCTTGCCGTCGAACGCCTGCACGACGACGTAGAGGTCGTCGTCGATCGACGCGGGCGAGTTCGCGATCACGCCGCGCACCGCCGAGACGGGCGGCTTCGTGCTCGCGTCTGCGAAGAGTTGATCGAGTTCCCTCATGTCCCCGGCCAGTGGCGCGGCGTGAAGCCGTCCTTGGTGTGCATCCGCGACTGGAAGGCAGGCCCGCCCGTCCCGGTCGCGCTTCCCCAGTCCCCGGTGCCGAAGTGCTGGCCGCCCTTCGACGTCTTGAACTCCATCCAGACGTGGATCGAGTTCGCCCAGACGGTGAGGCCGTTGCCCTCACCCGGCTCGCCCCAGCGTGCGGCCATCGTGCCCGACACGTCGGCAGGCCCGCCGAGCGTGTAGCCCATCCCTGCGGCGGCGAGGATCGCGCACGTCGAGCCTGAGCAGTCGAAGCCGATGCCGGGGTCTTTCCCGGTGCCCCGGTCGGGTGTGCCGCAGTGCGCGTGCCCGCCGCCCCAGACGTACGGGTAGCGCTTCGCGTTCATCGCCTGCGCCGCCGCGTACGCGCTCGCGACGTCGCCGCTCACTTCGCCGCCGGTGCCCGCGTCGAGCGCGTCGAACGCTGACGCGCCCCCGGCGCTCGTCGTCGTCACGGTCGTCGTCTCCGCAGCCGGTTCGGGAAGCGGCTGCGTCGCCCGCTTGAGCGTCACCGTCGCGGCTGCGTCGAAGATGCCGCGCGTCAGATCGGAGACGAGCCAGCGGCCGTTCGCGGGGCCGACGCCCTCGAGCACGACGACCGACCCGGGCGGCAGACCGTGTCGCGTGACGCGCGCCGTGACGGTCGCGTCGCTCGTCGCCTTGCCGTTGTCGACGTCGAAGTCGATCGAGTCGACCCCGGTGTCGAACTCGCTGAGCGTCGCGCGCGGCTTCTGCTTGAGCAGCGTCGCCTCGCTGACGAAGTAGCACGTCCCGTCGCTCATAAAGCACGCCCACTGCACTTCGCTCGCGAGGCGCTGCAAGCACGTCCACGAGTCTTCCTTCGTGCCGTCGGTGCCGCCGCGCTGGAACTGGAACGGGAGCTTCTTGATCTGCGTCGCGTCGAGCGTGCCCCCTGGAGCTCCACCCGTGTAGGAGCCGATGAACGCTTGCGCTTCTGCGTGCGCCTGGTCGTAGCGCGTCGGGTACGCCGAGCCTTGCACGCCTTGCGCGATCTGCCCCGACGTCCACGACGGGTACTTCGCTGCGAGCGTGATCGCGCCGCCCCTGCCGGTGAAGCCCCGGGTCAGGAAGGCGTTGCAGCACTGCTCGACGTCGCGGTTGTTGATCCCCATCGGCCCCGCTGTCGAGTCGCGCACTTGCAAGATGCCGCGCGAGTCGGCGTCGCCGCCCGGGAGGTTCTGCACGTTCGACTCGACGATCACGGCTTCCATGAGCGCGAGCATGGCGCGCGGCGACGCGCTGAGCGAGTTCGCGACGTCGAGCACCCGTTCGGCGTTCGCGATCTGCGTCGACGTCGCCTTCGAGCCTCTGATCGTCAAGCTCGCGCTCTTCGCGAGGCCGGGGCTGACCGTCGCGGTGCGCTTCGCCGGGGTGAGCTTGTCGGTCGACGTCGCGATCTTCTGCTTCGCGTGCAGGTCGGGGCAGTAGAACGGGATGCCGCCGCCCGTCTTGATCTCGCGCACGAGCGACAGCGCGAACTCGGCGCGGGTCATCTTCGAGCGTGCCGCCTTGCGCGGGGTCGTCACCTTGCGCAGCAGCGACACGGCTCGATCCTCGAACGTGAGCGTGAGCGAGTCGCCCGACTTCGACACCTTCACGAGCCGCCACCAGAGGCCGTCGAGCTTGACGTCGATCTGCTTCGTGAACAGGTCGGAGTCGGTCAGCGCCCGGTCGGTGTCGTCGAGCGTGATCGTCAGGCTCGACGCGCCGGTCATGGTGTGCTCGATCGTGCCCCCGGTGACGCGCTGGTCGACGCGGGTGCCGTCGTGCGCGCGCTTCGTCCCCGTGAACTGCAAGACGAGCGCGCCGACGTCGACGTCGCTGCTCTTGTGCGGCGCGAGCGCGAGGCTGCTCACGGCAGTCTGAGCACCTGCCCGAACTTGATCGCGCGCGGGTCGCGTAGCCCGTTGAGTTGCGCGATCTCGACCCAGCGGTCGGCGTCGCCAAGCTCGCGCGCCGCGATCGAGAGCAGATCGTCGCCGTCCCCGAACGTCGTCGACGCGGCCGCGCGCCCGCTCTTGTGCGCGACCTTCGCGCGCCCCTTCGACGCGACGACGCGCTTGTTCGCGGCCCCGCCCTTCGTCTTGCCGCTCTTCGCCTTCGCGCGCTGACGCTTCGCGGGCGACTTCTCGCGTACGCGCACGTCTGCGATCCACTCGAGCAGCGCGATCGTCACCTGCTGGCGGGTGCGGTTGCCGTCGGCGTTCATCTCGGCGTCGCCCCACGTGAGCGAGTCGATCACCCAGGCCGTCTGCTGGTGCGGCACTGCACCGCCCCGGGCGACGAAGCGAACCCGGGGCGGCGACCCGTCGCTCGCTGTCGGCGTCGCGAGACGCTCGAGCGCGGCGATCTGACGCTCGACGGACTGCCCGCTGCGGAAGCCGTCGAAGAGGATCGGCAGCGACAGGCGCAGCGACGGCGAGCCGACCCAGACCGAGAGCGGGCGGCGTCGCGGCCGTGTCACTTCGGCCCAGCCGCCGTACCCGGCGTCGACGTTCGGCCGGTCGCCGCTCAAGCGCGCCTGCAAGGTGACGGGCGGGTCGGTCGATCTGATCTGCACGAAGCCGATCGGCGGGGCTGCTGCCACGTGCTACCTCCGTGCGAGTCGGTCGGCGGTGACGCGCGCTGTCGAGCGTGCGATCTCGCGCCCGTCGAGCATCACGGGGATCGTGATCTCGAGCGGCCCGCCCCCTGATCTCCCGGCGACGGCTGCTTGCGCGACGATCGGTTGCACGACCGCGCCGCGCGGGATCGAGACGACTTCGGGGCCGCGTTCCCCGACGACGTACGGGCCGGTCTGCGCGACGTAGCCGCCTGCGGCCATAAAGCCGAGCACCTTCTTGGCGATCCCGTAGCCGGGTATGTGCTTCGCGACGCCGCCGATCTTCGCGGGGATCGACTCGATGTAGTGCACGAGGTCGTCGAACGCGGTCTTGAACGCGGCCGTGATCTTCCCGGGGACGCTGCTGACCCACGAGACGAGGCCGTTGATCGTCTGCTTGACCGCGTCGACTGCGCCGCTGACGTACTGCTTGATCTGGCCGAAGTGCTTGAAGATCAGCACGGCTGCGAGCGCGAACGGCCCGCCGAGGATGCCGACGAGCAGCGGCCAGTTCGCCTTGAACCAGCCGTAGAGCCACTGGCCCGCGCGCACGATCGCGTGGAAGGTCGCGTCGACTGCGTCGTGGAACCAGCCGACCTTCTTGTACGCGATGAACAGCGCGACGCCGAGAGCGATGATCGCTGTCGTCACGAGGACGATCGGGTTGCCTTCCATCGCGGCGTTCAAGAGCCACTGCGCGGCCGTCCAGAGCTTCGTCGCCATCGTGATCTCGCCCTCTGCGGCTGCTGCTGCGATCGTCGCGACCTTGAGCGCGATCAGCGCGGCGGTGACGCCCGCGAGGACGAGCTTGAGCGCGGTCGCGTTGCTCGTGATCGGCCGGACGAACTGCGCGAGCCGGACGAGGATCTTGCCGACGCTGACCATCACGGGGAGCAACGCTTGTCCCATCTGCACTTTGAGGCCGCTTATCGACGTCTCGAGCGCGCGCTGCTCCTGCACGAGCTTCTTGGTGTCGTTGATGCCCTTGCCCGATATGTAGTTGCCCGCTCGCTTCTGCTCGTCGAGAAGCTCTTGCACCCCCTGCGAGCCTTTCATCAGGATCGGGACGAGCGCTTGCCCCGATCGGCCGAAGAGTTGCTGCGCGAGCGCGGCGCGCTGCGCCGGGTTCGTCATCTTCTGCATCGCGTCTGCGACGTGGTTGAGCACGTCCCCGGTGTCGCCCTTCTGCAACTCGGAGAGCGGGACGCCGAGTTGCGCGAGCGTCGCGCGCGACTTCTCCCCGGCCTGCTGCGCGCGGACGATCGCCTTCGAGAGCTTGTCGATCTGCGCCGGGGCTTTCTTGCCGCCCGCTGCTGCGACGTCGTCGATCTGCTGGCGCAGCCCCGCGATCGTCGTCGCTTGCTTCGCGGTGCCCGTGCGGGCTGTCTCCATCGTCTTCGAGAGCTTCACGAGGCCGACCTGGAACTGCTTCGTCGCGATGCCGCGCTCTTTCGTGAGCGCCGCCCACTCGCTCGCGGTCTGCGTGTCCAGCCCCGTCGTGCGTTGCAGCGTGATCGTCGACTTCGCGAGGTCTTCGGTCGCGCTGACGGCCCCTTTGACGAACTTCGTCGCGCCGTAGATCGCTGCTGCGCCACCGGCCCACTTCGCGACGCCCTTCCAGCCGATCCCGGCCTGCTTCCCGGCCTTCTCGCTCGTGTCTCCGACCTTGCCCATCGCGCCCGACGCTTGATCGGCCCCGGCGACGAACTGGCGGACGTTCTTGAGCGCAAGGATGATCTCGACGAGGTCAGCCATCTCAGAGCTTCGCCTTCACCATCGCGTTCGCGATGTGGATCGCCTGGTTGCGCTGCATCGAGTCGACGAGCTTCCACGCCTTCGTCGCGACAGCGCCGAGCACGAGCCGCTCTTCGTGATCTGCGGCAAGCAGGAACCTCTCGGCGGGCAGTCCGAGCACGGCGAGCGCGGCGGCGACTGCGATCGAGTCGCCGCCCACTATTCCCCCAGGAACGCCTCGTCGATCTCTTCGTTCGCTCCGCGCGCCCACTCGAGCCACTCCATCATCGAAGACGCGAGCGCGAGCGACGGCGAGTTCGCCTGCGAGAAGAGCGCGTCGACGACGTCTCGGGCGCTGCGCACGGGGCCGAGATCGAGAAGCCCTGCGAGGCGCTCGTCGAGGCCGACAGGGTCGCCGTCGCTGTCGACGAGCACGCCAAGCTCGCCCGTCGGCGTCGCCCGTCCGAGCGCCTCACGGAACGCGGCGATCAGGAAGTCGGCGTCGGCTGACGACGACACCCTGCGACGCTGCGCCCGCTCGACGAGACGCTGCTGCTGCTCAGCGGTGATCGAGCCGAGCCTGAGCACGAGAAGCTCGTGCCAGCCGGGGACGACGAGGTCGTACGTCTGCTCTTCGCTGACGCGCGCCCGATGAGCCTTGAGCGCCTCGAGCACGTTCGCGCTCGCTGCGTTCGGCGGGCCGGGAGCTGCTGACGGCTCGTCGTCGTCGTCGTACGGCTCGAGCACCTGCGTCGCTTCGAGATCGCTCACGTCACGTTCCCTTCGGGCGTGATCTCGATCTCAAGGATGGCCGGGTCTGTCGACATGGAGTCGACTTCGGGCGGCAGGACGCGCTTGAGCACGCCCCGGTAGTTGAGCGGCTTGCCGTAGGCGTTGCCGTCAGCGTCGAGCGGCTGCTTGACGACGACTGCTGCGGCCTTGCCGACGCGCGCGAGCAGCCGGTGCACGGCGAGATGGTCGCGCTGTAGCCGGTAGTTGCGTCCGAGCACGACTTGCCCGATCGTCGTCGAGCCGCCCAGCGAGATCGACGGGGCCATCCCTCCGGGCTTGTACTTCAACTCGTCGCTGTCGACTTCGCCCCCGGTGAGGGTGTCGAAGGTGCCGAGGTTGGTGCCGTCGACGATGAGCTTGACGTCGTACTGGTCTTTCCTCGTGCCTTGGATCGCCATCGTGTACCTCCTTCGCTCACGCTGCGACGGCGAGCGCGGTCGCCGGGAGCGTCTGGTTCGTCGCGACCTTGACGATCTCGATCACGACCCACTCGGCCATGCCGCTCATGCAGACGGAGATGAGGGCGTGAAGCTCGCCGTTCGCGATCGTCTCTTCGGTGTTGACCTGGGTGCCGACGTCGACGTCGAAGGCGTCTTGCGGGGTCGGCCCGTACAGCGCCCCGGCGTCGTAGAAGGGCGACAGCATCGCGCTAAGCTCGCCGCCGAACTGCCCGATCGTGCGGCGCTTGCCGTCGAGTTGCGCGAAGACGTACGACTCCCCGATCGCGTCGGCCTCAGCGACGATCCCCATGTTGAGGCGGCACCAGCCGAAGTCGAGCCACTGCGGGGTCGCGTCCGGGTCGACGCACGAGCGGTAGCCGTACGTGCGCACGCCGCCGTAGATGACGCGCGCCATGTTGACCCCGGCTTCGTTGAGGTTCTGGTAGTCGAGATCGCTGTAGCGCCCGTTGACGTCGAGCGTGTAGACGGTCTGTCCGAGCACCCCGGCTGCGGGCTGGTTCGGTGTGTACGCGACGTCGTTGCGGGCGATGATCCCGGCTTCGACTGCGCTGTAGGGGATGATCCGCGTCGTGCCTGCGACGACGCCGGGGAGGATCGCTGACGGGGCGAAGAGCGCGCCGTAGCGTGCGTTCGCGTCCGTCTGCAACGCCTGCCCTGCCGCTTGCAGCGTCGCGGCGTCGCCGTCGGCGCACGAGAGCAGCGCGACGCGGTTCGTATTCGCGGCGTGCGCGAGTAGCGCGGACTGGTTGTCGACGACGGCGGCGAGCGTCGCGTCAGCGATGAGGATCTGCCCGGGGCCGAGATCGGCTGTCAGCGCCGCGAGCGCTGTCACGATGCCGGGGTCTGCGAGCCGCACCCCGGGCGCGCTCTTGATCGCGTCGACGACGTCGCTCTTCGTCGCGTACGCGGTCGGGTCAAGACCGAACTCGACGGCGAGCGCGTCGAGCTCCGCGCGGCTCATCTTCTCGAGCGTGTCGTCGTCGGGCTTCGTCGGCTCGACGAACGTGAACGTGCCAGCGTAGGTAGTCGGGGCGACGATGAGCTTCGAGCCGCCCTCGCGGAAGTAGGCGTCGGCGGCGTCGTACGTCGCTTGCTCTGGCGCTGCCGTGCCTCTGTCCCCGAAGACGGCGACGTACTCGGTCAGCGAGTGGACTTCGTCGTACGCGACGTCGGTCGTCGTCGTCGCGCCGACGATAAAGCAGACCCCGGTATCGGTCGGGGCTGATCGGGGCGGCGGGAGCGCCCTCGAGATGACGTCAACTCCTGGCCTCATCATCCCTCCTGTTCGGGTAGTGGTTGCGGCGGTGGGTAGTGCACGACTTGCTCTTCGTGCGTCTCGACGATCGGCGCGAGCGGCCACGGGTCGCACGGGTCGGGCTGCGGGTCGCCGGTCGGCCCTGCGAGCGTCGTGCCGACGTCGTCGACTTCGATCGCGAAGGTGGCGTACCCGGCGTACAGCGAGCGCGAGTCGTCGTACGTGATCGGGTCGTACGACTCGTCGAGCCAGTCGACGGCGAGCGCCCAGCCCTCGAGCGACTGCTTCTGCAACATGATCCAGCGGTGCGCCTCGACGAAGTGCTGCGCCATCGTGTGCGACTCGAGTTGCGTGCGCGCTGAGCAGCAGCAGCCGATCTGCACGTTCCAGCGTGCGCGGTAGACGCCGTCGCCGCCCTTCACGGGGGGCGGCACGAGGCCGGGGCAGATGACGAGCACGCCGGGGACTTGGTCTTCGGGCCACGTGTCGAAGCTCACGCCGAGCGACCAGCCGCGCACGCGCGGGTACGTGCACGACGCGAGGCCGTGCTGCCGCTCGACTTCTGAGAGGTACGTCGACGACCAGCGCTTGAGCACGTCGACGACCCACTGCTCGAGATCGCCGCCGCTGACGCCGCGCCCGAAGAGCGTCTCCTGCTCGACGAGGCTCACTCGTCCCTCGAGACGTAGCGGCTCAAGATGCGGGCCATATGCTCACGCTCGCTCGTGGTGAGGCTGATCTGGTCGCGGGTCGGCTGGCTCTTCGTGCCCTGCTGCCACGGGGCGTAGAAGAGCCTCGAGCCGAAGCGCAGCCTCGAGCGGCTGACGTTCGTGCGCTGGCCCTTCGCGCGCTGCTCGGTGAGCGAGCGGTACAGCGCGCCCGTCGCCCGCTCAGGCTGCGAGTCGAGTCCCTGTCGCTGCTTGCGCTCGATCGTCTCGTCGCTGAGCGGTGCCCATCCGGGCGACGACAAGTGCCGACGGTTCGACTCGAGGTAGATGCTGCGGACGCGGTCTTTCGTCGGGCGTATGTCCTTCGCGCGCTCCCCCATCGAGTTGATCGTGCGCAGCGCGTGCGCGAGTCCCCGCACTTCGACGCCGCCTTCGGTGCTCATACGTTGACGAGATCGCTGAGCATCGGGACGCCGCCGTAGCCGTACTGGTACGCCCAGACGACCGTCCCCGACGCGACGTCGAGCGTGCCGATCTTCGACGCGATGCTGCTCGTGCCTGCGGGCGTGATCGCGGCGACGTAGTCGATGAACGCCTGCCGGTCGTCTTGGAAGATCGCCCAGAGGTTCGCGTAGGCGCTGCGGTCGGTGCGTATCTGCTCTGGGAAGTACGAGAGTTCGACTTCGCACGCCGCGACGATCGCGGCCAAGTGCTGCGCTTCTGCGTTCGCGTCTGCGGGGAACTCCCAGCCGACGAGCGACGCGATCTTCGCGCAGCCGTTGGTGATGAGCATCTCGACTTCGACGTCGGTCGGTCGTGTCTGGTCGGTGAAGGTGCCGATCTCGTTGCCGCTCGCGTCCTTCGTGCGTGCACGGATGAGCGCTGCGACGTCGTCGACGGTCGGACGCCACGGGACGGTCAGCGGATCGACAGGCGTGTCGTCGGGTGTGCTCACGGGTCGTCCTTCGGGTCGGTGGGGTTCTGCGCCTCGAGCGCGGCGAGCAGTAGCGGCGTCTGCCCGTCGAGCACGGCTTGCCGAGGTTCGGGCGGCGCTCGCAGACCTGTCGTCCAGAGCGCCGTCTTGAACGCGATCCGGTTCGCTGTCTGCTGACGCCAGAGCGCCGCCCGCTCTTCCTCGGTGCTGCTCATCTCAGGCTGACGTCGCCTTGTTCGGGTCGTACGCCGTCGCGACGGCGTCTTGCAGCTCCGCCGCCTTCGCCGGGACAAGCTCGTGCGTGACGCTCGTCTCGGTTATGTCGGGCGCTGCGATCACGCCTGCGACGGTGTAGTCGGTGTCGTCGGCGGGGCCACCGAAGTAGCCCTGCTCGAGCGCCTCTTCGTACGACGTCGCCGCTGTCGACGCGCTCTTCGTGCTCGAGCGCTTCGACTTCGTCGTCGTCTCGCTGCTCGTCTCGCTCATGCTGCCTCCCTGTCGGTCATGTCACGACGACCGCCGTCGTCTTGCTCGCGCCCTTGCCGAAGTTGTCCTGCACGTAGAGCCGCACGTTGTACGTCCCAGGGACGGTGTAGGCGTGGGTCATCGTGCGGCCTTCGATCAGCGGCCCGGTGTCCCCGAAGTCCCAGAGGTATCGGAGCGGGTCGCCGCCCGGTGTCGAGCCGCCAGCGTCGAACGCGAACACCGTCGACGCTGCGGGGCCAGTGGGCGGGGTGACGGTGAACGCCGCGACGGGTGCGCCGCCCGGTGTGCCGAGGCCGAACTGCCACTTGCCCGCCGCGACCGCGTCGCTGTAGGCCGTCATCGGGCTACGGGGTCGAGAGGACGCCGAACGGGTAGCGCGACGCTGCGTTCGGCTGGTCGTAGGTGATCGGGTTCGGCACCTGGAAGGCGAAGCGTGCGACGACCCTGATCGCGACCATGTCCTGCTGCGCGAGGTTGAACTGGATCGCGCCCGCGCCGTCTTGGATGATCGCCTGGTCGAGGATCTTGAACGTGATGTCTTGACGCACGCCGAGAAGCCCCTGCGAGAAGTCGCCCGCGATCGCTTCGACAGCAGCCGCGCCCGTCGGCCAGAGGCCACGAAGCGGATACGACACGGGCACGCCGTAGACCTCTGTCCCGTCTGCTGACGGGGCGTTCGCCAACTGCTCGCCTGTCGTCGCGCGAGCGTTGCGGAGCTTGCCCTTGACCGTGCGGTTCGCGATCACCCCGTTGACGTCGAAGCCGTCAGCCTCGACGGTCGCGAAGACGGCCGAGAGATCGCCCACGATCCCGCCCTTGTCGGGCGTCAGCCCCTCCGTCGCGGTGTTCCCGGCCGCGATCGCTGCGGGCGCGATCGCTGCGGGCCACGACGCGGGCTTGTTCGTGCCGAGGAAGATCGCAGCGTCGAGCGCGCGCCCGATCGCCTCGACGAGTTGCGGCCTGATCGCCGCCCAGAGGTCGTAGTCGACGTCGTCGAGCACCGCCTCCGCGATCGTGACGATGGCGGCGAGCTCCTCCGCGTTGAGGTAGAGGTTCGTCCAGTTCGACTCGGTCGTCTGCTTGAGGCCGGTGTCACCGTTTACCCAGTAGGCGACCGCCAGTGCGGACTCGGCCGGGATGCGCTGCTGCGCGCGCCCCATCGGGACGCTTCGGAACAGCGACAGCGCGGCCGACTCGGAAGGGAGGTGCTGCACGATCTCCGCTGATACCTCTTCGGGGATCAGTGCAGCCGCTTCGGTGCGGCTGATCGTGTTGTTGTAAGTAGGCATCGTTCGCGCCGCCTCCTAGCGGCGAGCGCGACGTCGGAGCGTGAGCGCTACCCGCGCCCCGACGCCTCGCGGATCAGACGGTTCATGTCGACGCCCGTCCGACGTCCGCTTGCGGCCCCGCCTCGGCCGACCCCGATGCTCCCCTCTTGTCGAGCGCCTCGCTCTTCGAGGTAGCGCTGAGCATCGGCGCGCAGCGAGCGCGCGTCGTCGCCTTGTAGACGGTGTGCCGCATCGAGGGGGATGCCAAGCTCGAGCGCGATGCTGCGCTTCAACTCGAGCACGTCGCGTCGCGCGATCTCTTGCTCGAGTTCGATGCGCCTCTTGCGCTCGCTCTCGAGTTCGGCCCCCTGACGGTCAAGGCGTGCGATCGCTCGCTCGATCTCGCTCTTGCCCGCGTCCTCGATCTCGTGCAGGCGACGCTCTGCGTCAGCAGCACGCTTCTCGGCTTCGCGCCTCGAGTCGCGCTCCTTCGCGAGAGCTTCCCTGCCCTGCTCGCGGAGTCTTGTGACGTCGTCTTGAGCCGCCGCCGCGTCGCGCTGCACGGCCGCTCCCTGCTGCTCGTCGGGCGTCGCGCCCTCTGAGGTCGGGCCATCGGCGGGCGTCGCGCCCGCGTCGGCCGGTGTCTGGTCAGCCACTCGTGCCTCCCGGTGTCGGTGTCACTCTTGTCGTCGCTGTCGTCGGCGCGGCCGGGGTCGCTGACCCTGGCACGACCGCTGCCGCTTCGCCCGGTGTCGCGGTGATCGTCTCGCGCGCTGTCACGGCGGGCCCCTCCGTCTCCGCGCCCATCGCGATCCACTGCTCGATCTGCTGCGGCGTCGCGCCGACGTACTCCCAGAGGGCGGGGCGCGGGACGCCGATCGACGAGAGCTTCGTCGCTGCGTCGACGACTTCGGCCGTCGAGCGCGACTCCGGGTCGTGCCAGATCGTCTCGACGTCGGTCGCTTCTGCTCGAGCGCTGTCGCCCGTGATCGCGAACGCGAGCCGGATCGCCTCTTCCCAGCCCTCCCCGAACGAGAGTTGCTTGCGTCGCACCTTCGCGACCAGCCCCGTCTCGGTCGCCTTGAGCGACTCGCCCGACGGGAAGTTGCCGCTCGAGCCGAGCAGATAGTGCGGCGGCGTGCGCGTCTGCGCGGCGACGTGCTGGATCAGCATCTCGATCGCCTTGACGTAGATGCCGAGATCGCTCGCGGCGAAGCTCCCGAACGCCGCTTGCGCGTCTTCGACCGCCATCACTTTGTCGGCCCCGCCGAGGAAGCTCACGATCGACGGCAACGGCTGGCCCGCGTTCGGATGCCCGTCGGGGTACTTCGGGATATCGACGCCCGTCGCCCAGCGCTGCGGATAGGCGGCGTACTCGCTGGCGACGATCATGTCGGCGCAGAGCTTGTTGACCGCGTCCTGCAAAGGGATCACCCGCTCGACGTCTGAGCGGCCCTGCCGCTCGCGCAGCGTCGGCATGTTCGCGAGCGGCACGAGCGGCACGAGTCCCAGCGTGTTCGTGCCGCTCGAGACGTCGTCAAGCTCCCACGTCTTCGACTTGCCCTCTTGCCGCCACCAGACGATCTCGTCGGGCAGGTAGAGGACGCAGTGCGTCGCGCCCCACTCGTCGACCCAGAGGCGCAGCCCTGCGAGGCGGCGACGTCCGAGCGCGGGGTCGACAGCGACGATCGCGTTCGTCGGCGGCTCGATCTGGATCAGCGGCTCGCCGCCGTCGTCGGGGCCGACGAGCGCGTACGCGCAGCCGAGCTTGATCGCTTCGGTGTGGGCAAGCTCGCTCTCAGCGTCGAGGCCGTTGCGCTGCCAGATATCCCAGGCGTCGCCGTCGGCCTTCTCGTCGTCCCCGAAGCGGAAGCCTTCGACTTTGAGCCGCTCAGCGCTCGCGTCGACGACGAGATCGCACCAGTTGTCCGCGAAGCTCGAGAAGAGCGTGCCGAACGTCTCGCGGAACTTGACGGTCGCGAAGAGCAGACGGTGCTCGCCCCGGTAGTAGTCGTCGAACGTCTTGAGCGCCGCCATGCGCGCGCTAAGCGCGGCGAGCATCTTGTCGCGCCACTGCTCGACGATCGACAGCGACTCGGTTTCGGCTGTGCTCATGTCAGAAGCTCACCGGCACTTTCGATCGGGGACGCCAGCCCGACGCGAGCACGTCGCTTCGGGCTTCGTACGCGAGCACGCTCGCGACTGCGGCGTCGATGTTGTCTGCGGCTGTCGCCTTCTCGAGCCAGTAGCCGCCGCGCACTTCGCGCGTCTGCGCGCTCAAGACGTGTCGGGTCAGCCGCTCGTCGTCGTCGTGCGGGACGATCCCCGACGCGACGTCGGTGCGGAAGCGCTCGAGCGCGCCCATAAAGCGCGAGCGGTTCGTCGGGTAGCGCACGACGACGTCCTGGCCGAAGTCGCGCGCCCACGAGTCGATCTCGGTCTGCCAGAGCGGAGGGTCGGCGTACATGCGCGAGACGCGGTACGTCTCGAACGCCCGCGCGACTGCTGCGTCGACTTCCCCGGCCGGGACTTCCCACTCGCGTATCCCACGGGGCGACTCCCAAACGCCCAGGAGCTGCACGTAGCCGTCGTCGTGGCGGCACGCGACGAGCGCCGTCGAGTCGCCGTAGCGTGAGCCGTCAAAGCCGAGCGTCACGAGATCGCCGTGCGCGAGGCCGTTGAGGTTCGACGTCGCGTCCCAGTCTTCGGGCCGCACCCACCACATCTCCGCGCCCGTCCAGATGCCGCACGCGAAGCGCGCCCACTGCCACGGCAGCGTCGACGGCGACTTGAGCCGCTTCGCCAACTGCTCGATCGTCTGCCACGAGGCCGGGTTCGCCTGCTTGACGAGCGCGAGGTTCTCGACGTCGTCGTCGCGCTCAAGCGCCCACTCGTGCATCGCGAAGGAGCCGTCGACGGTGCGCACGTGCAGGTACTTGCCGTGCTGCTCGAGGCCGGGAAGCTTGCGCGCTGCTGCGCGCATCTGACCGAGCACGCTGCGCTCGTGATCCCCGGCCGTCGAGATCGTCACCATCTGCCCGTGACGCGGGCCGAGGCCGTCGCGGAAGATGCCGTACAGCCCCGCCGACTTGTGGCGATGCAACTCGTCGACGAGCGCGAGCGTCGGGATGATCCCGTCGGCCGTGTCGACGTCTGCGGCGAGCACGCGGATACGCCCGCCGCCCTCTCGTGCTCTGATCTCGCGGTAGCCGCGCTTCGCGACGACGAGCCGCTGCAAGTAGCTCGAGCGCTTGACGAAGCCGACCGCTTGCTCGTAGAGGATCGACGCTTGATCGCGCGACGCTGCGCCGATCACACACTCGGCGTCTGACGTGACGATCACGTGGTACAGCGCGAGCGCCGCTAAGAGGGTGGTCTTCCCGTTCTTTTTCGGGAGCAGGATCAGCGTCTCGACGACGCCGTCGAAGTAGTCGACGAGCATGTCGTGCTGGAAGCTCTCGAGCACGAGCGGCGATCCGACCTCGAGCGGCAAGCCGAGGCAGAAGCGCGCGAAAGTGCCAAGCTCACCCGACCCGTGCTCGCCGTCGTGACGCAAGGTCGATCACTTCGCGGAACGGGTCGTCTTCGTCTTCGACGGGCAGATCAGGCTCGGGCGGCGGCTCGATCTCGCGCACGCGCACGCTGACCGGCCCCCATCTGTCGGGGAACTCGCGCTCGAGCAGCGCGAGCGCTGCGCGCCAGTCGCCTTCCTGCGCTGCGCGCGCGATCACGCCGACCATGCGCGCCTCGCCCTCTGCGCGGGCGCGCTCGACGCGAGCGCGGAAGTCGCGGTACGGGGCGTCGGCGGGCTTCGACGACTCGCCGCGCTTGAGCCAGTCGCGGAAGGTCTGCATCCCGATCCCGGCCGCGCGCGTCGCGACGTTCAAGTAGTTCCCGGCGCGGAGCATCGTGACGACGTTCGCTGCGACGCTGTCGTCGAGCAGCGTCGGACGCCCGACGCGGCCGAGATGCGCTGAGCAGCGATCAGAGCCGCGCACGACGTACGCGCGGCACGGCTCGCCCTTCGCTGTCTGCTGCGAGCAGCGCACGCTCATCGCTTGCGCAGCACCAGCAGCGGCTCGGTCACGATCTCGCCCTGCATCTCAGACCCCCAGCGATGGTTGAAGGGCATCTCTTCGACGCCTTCGACCGCGAAGCCAGCAGCGACAGCCGCCTCGAGCGTCCAGTCGACGAGCGGGAGCGTCTTGCCCTTGATCTTGACGTCGGTCACGTTCACGGCCGAGACGCATCCGGGCTTGAGCGCGGCGTACTGCAAGGCGAGCATCGGATGCAGGAAGCCCGCGCGCCACTCGTTCGGGGTCGGGTAGCGCTTCCACGACTGCGTCGGCTCGTCGCTGTAGCGCTCCTTCGAGAAGTACGGCGGCGACGTGATCGCGACGTCGAAGCGCTCGCGCAGCGGCCTATCGTCGACGTCTTCGGCCGGGGCGCGGATCAAGTCGGCCTGCTTCGACGCGGGGCAGAGGTCAGCGATCAGGCGCGCGTTCGCGTCCTGCGTGACGGTCGCAGGGTCGACGCCGAGATACGACGAGCAGTGCGACGCGAAGAACCCGACGAGCCTGCCGCCGTACCCGGCTGACGTGTCGAGCACCGCAGCTCCCGGCGGGGCGAAGCGACGGAGCAGCAGCAGCGCGAAGCCGGGACGGAAGTTGAAGGGCACCTGCGCGCCGTGCGTCAGCGACAGCAGGTTGCAGAGCATCCCCCAGCCCATCGACTCCGCGAAGAGATGCTCGAGCGCGACACGGAGCTTCGCGTCGCTCTCGAAGTTCTCGATCGCGTTGCGCTGCGAGCCGACCCGGGCGGCGAAGCGCTGCGGGTGGTACGTGTCCGCGACGGTGTAGCCGATCTTCGAGTGACCGAGCTTGTCGTCGGGCAGAGCCGCGAGCGCGTTGATCTCGGTCATCGCGACGTGCTGCGGCACGGTGCGATACGGGAAGCCCGTCTGACGCAGCCCCGCGATCGCCCGCTCGACGATCTCGTCGCGCGAGAAGACGTCGAAGGTGTAGCGCTGACGCTCTTCGCCCTCTTCGCCGTCGTCGTCGCCGCTCTCGTCGGGGTCACGCAGCGACTCGAGCAGCGCCGCGAGGTCGTCGTCGACGTAGCCCGTGCCGTCGAAGTCGTCGAGCGACGCGAGCAGATCGGCAAGCTCGCGATCGTCATACGTCGCGAGATCGCTCGAGCGGTTGTCGACGAGCACGATGCGCGCCGCTGTCTGATCGTCGACGTCGACGTAGGTGACGGCGATCTCAGCCCAGCCGAGATCGCGCGCGGCCTGCCAGGTGTGGTTCCCGGCGAGGACTTCGCTCGTGCGGCGGTTGACGACGAGCGGCCGGTACTGGCCGTGCGTCTCGAGGCTCTCGCGGATCAGCGCCGTCGAGCCGCGACGCGGGTTGCGCGCGTACGGGCGCACCGAGTCGATCGGCACGCGCAGCGCTTCGAGGGTGTCGGGGATCGCGCTCATGGCTTTTCCGTGCTCGTGGCCGCTTCCCGGTTTCGCCCGGTCTTTCTCGCGAAAACATGCGGGGCGTCGGCAGTGTCGCGCGTCGCAGGTGCCATCCCACCCCTCGAGGGCGGCAGGCGGGCGGGCGGCGCGAGGCTGCGGCACCCCCCTGCCGCCCGCCCCTACACGGACGACGTCTCGTCCGCTGCTTGACCCTAGCCGCGTCGACGTCTGTCTGCGTGCTCGTGCTCGAGCGCGGCTGCGATGCGCTCGAGGGCGATCGCGATGCGCTCGAGCAGATCGACTGCTTCGACCTCGAGGTCGTCGTCGTGCTCGTGCTCGTCGGGCTGGCTCATCTGCTGGCCCTGCGGGTTGCTGGCTGCTCGTGTCGCTGGCAGGCGGGGCAGAGGGCGAGGAGCTCGAAGCAGTCGACGACTTCTCGGCCAGTGATGACGAAGGCGCGTACGTGATGGGCGCTGAGCGGTGCTTGCGCACTGCATCGCTCGCAGTGCCCGCCTGCCCTGTCGATCACGATCTCAGCGTTGGTTCGCCATGCTTGCGGGCTGCGTCTGCGGTGCTTGTCGCAGCGTGAGCCGTCGACTGCGAGATCAGGGCATCCCCAGACGGCGCAGAGGGTGCGTGCCCTCATCGTCGGGTCGATGCCCAGGCGAGGACGACGATCGTGACGGCGAACGCCACGAGCACGTACGTCGTGCTGCTCAGCCCCAGCCGTTGAAGTAGGCGAGCACGACGAAGATCGCGATCACGACCCAGGCGATCTCCCCGACGCTGACGGTGCGGAAGTTCACTTGCGTCTGCCTGTGGGCTTGAGCGGGCCGCGTTTGTGGACGAGGGCGTTGACCTTGGCGGGGGTGCCTGACGTCGACTTGCGGGCGACGTACGCCTTCGCTGCGCGGTGGGTCGCGATGCGCTGCTTCTCGCTGATCCCGGCCTTCTGCGCTTGCGCTTTGGTCGGGACGGGGTACTTGCGGGTCGACGGGTAGACGAACGCAGACGGGGGGAGCTTCGCCCGCTGCTTCGCGGTGAGAGCCATGAGATCGAGCCTCCGGGTTAGGGGTGCTGACGAAGCCAGCGATCGGCGTCGTCGCCCACGATGCGCCCGCCTGGGAAGAGCTTGACGCCTGATCGTGTCGCTAGCTGCTGCTCAAGCAGTCGGGGTGACTCCTGACGCCGCAAGTGGCTCGGCGGGTAGACCAACTTGCGTCCCCGGTGAGTGTGGTAGCCGGTGCCGGTAGTCGCGTTTCTCGTCGGCATAGGGCTGTTTTTGGGCGCACCTCGGGTACTGCGCTTGCGCTCCGACTTGTATGAGGTCGGCCCCCGACACGGGCAGCCCCTAGAGGCTACCGCGCAGCTCCCGGCGTGGTCAAGCGCGTCTCGTCGCGAGACGTCTCGAGCGTCTCAAAGTGAGACGCTCCTTGCTATCTTGTGCGTGCACGAACTAACCCTTACGCGCTCGCTCGACGCGAGCGCAGATCGGAGGCGACATGAACGCCAGCACCATCGAGAGCATCGAGACGCGCGCGAAGCATCTGCGCGTCCCGATGACGCACGTCCCGCGTGACCCCGAATACCTGAGCGTGCTCGAGTACCGCATCGGGCAGGAGATCAGCGCCGCTGAGCATCGCGTCGCGTCGCTGCGCGAGCTTCTGCGCGACGTCGAGCGTGCGCAGACGCCCGTCGCGCTGCCCCTGCTCGACGCGAACAGCGACAACCCGCTCGAGGCGTCGATCGCTCGCGCGCGTGCGCTCGACGACGACCCCTTCGTGCGTCGTGACGTGCTCGACGCGATGAGCGACGACGAGCTTCGCGAGGTCGTGCGCGACGGTGGCCCCGCCGCCGTCATCGTCTACGCGAAGCGTCTGCTCGTCGAGCGTGATCGTGAGCGTGACGCGCTCGACTTCGAGCTTGCCGACGCGAAGGGTCGGCCCGACGTCGTGCATCCCGACGCGCTCGTCACGCTCGTCGAGTACGAGATCGTCGACGACGCGACGGGCGAGATCGTCTTCGAGACGCTCGCTGCGCGCCCGCTCGACGCGCTGAACGCCTACATGGACGTCGTCGAGATCGCGCGCTACCCCGAAGACGGCCTCGACCCCAACGGCCTCGAGCCTGACTCGCGCCTGTGGTACGACGACGGGCACGGCGCGATCGACGCGACCTTCTCGAACACGAACTTGCACGTCCGGCCCGTCGCGCACGACTACGCGCCCGACTGGCACCCGGGCGATCCCGTGCCCGACGGCTTCGAGGCCTTCGACGGCAACGCTGAGAGCGGCCCGTGCGAACCGATGCTCGTGCCGATCGAGCGCTTCACGTGCGACACGTGCGGCACTGAGCAGCGCGTCGTCGAGCGCTTCACCGTGAACCCTGCCGACCCGACCGCTGCTTACAAGCTCGCGTGCGGCCACGTGGTGATCTGACGATGCGCGATCACGAGAAGGGCAGCATCCTCGTCGCGATCGACGCGCTGACGCGCGCGCTCGCCTTCGACAACGTCGAGCATGGCGTCAAGCTCGCGCAGACGCAACTCGCCGCGATCTTCGATCCGCCGCCTGTGCGTCACGTCGCGCCTGCGCGTGACGAGCAGCGTGACGCGGTGACGATCGTGCTCTGGCATCCGACGACGATCGACGATCGGCCCGACGTCGACGACGAGACGGGTCGCGAACTGTGGCGTGACGCGCTGACGCACGAAGTCGAGGCGCTCGCGGAGCGGCACGGCAAGCTCGAGTACGAAGTGCACTACGAAGACATGCTCGAGCGCGAGTCGGGCTTCACGTACCCCGACCAGTGGGGCGCTGATCGCGTGAACGAGAGCGGCCCGGGGAACGAGTCGTGAGCGCCCCGTCGAGTGATCTCAAGCGCGCGCAGCGGAAGCTCGACGCTGCGCGTATGGGGCGTGACGCTGCGATCCGTGCGGCGTCTGATCTCGGTCTGTCGCTGCGCGAGATCGCGTCTGCGACCGGCCTCGGTGTCGAGACGGTGCGGCGCATCCTCAAGGCGGCGTCGTGAGCGCCGCCGACGTCGTGCTCGTCGAAGTCGTGCTCGAGCGTCAGGACGTCCCGCGTCAGGCGCGCACGATCGCGAAGCTCGCCGGGATCAGCGTCGACGACGCGCGTGTCGCGCTCGAGCGTCTGCGCGCGTCGGGTCGTGCTGAGCGTGACGCCTTCGGCTGCTGGGTGCGGCCCGATGATGCGCCGAGGGCGTATCCCGCGTCGTGGCGCGCGCGGATCGAGGCCGAGATCGAAGAGCACCGTCGTCGCGGCAAGACGCCTCGGCGTGAGCCAGCGCGCGAGAGCGACTGGATCGCGCTGTACGCGGCTTTCCCGCAGAGCCACTACGCGGCGTGGTACGTGCTGACGGGGCGCGCAGTGAGGCGATCGCAGTGAGCGAGCCTCACGAGATCAGCCCCGACGTGCTCGAGCGTCTGCGTCGTCTCATGCCGCGCGAGGCGCGCTTCGCGTACTGGCAGAAGGGGCGCGGCCCGATGTTCGTCTACAACACGGAGCGCATCCACACCCGCGATCCGAGCGACCCGGGCGACGGGCGCTTCGAGTCGTGCGTCTATGAGCCGTACGGCCCGGGGTCGCGGTCGGGCAAGGCGACGCAGTGGCGTATCCGTGACGGGTCGCGCTCGCTGCACGATCTGCGCCGTGACGCGAAGGCGCGCGCGTACCGCATGTATCAGGCGTGGCTCGAGGACGGCACGCTCGAGTAAGCTCGCGCCAGCCTGTCGTGGCGGCAGGCGACCTCCACTCGAAGGGCCGGGGCGATCTCGGCCCTTCGGGGGCTTAGGCGCGTACGTGTCGGCTGTCCCCGACTACCCAGAAGCAGACGTGCTCGCCGCGAAGCTCTGGCCGCTCGAGCATCCAGTCGTACGCCTTCGCCTCGTAGATGGGGTCGAGCGTGAGATCGCGGTCGACTGCGCGCTTGACGAGCCTCGAGTAGGGCACGTCGTCGATCACGTGCCAGTCGTACTCGAGGCCGTCGACTATGCGGTCGATCGTGTCGCGTCGGTCATAGCCGCTGATCTGCACGCAGACGACGCGCACGTCGGGCCGGAAGCGAGCAGCTCCGAGGATGATCCCGGCTGCGGTGATGCCTGCGCCGACGGGGACGACGATCGTCTTGACGACGTGCGGGAGGTTCGCGACCTGGGCGGCGGTGGTGCCGATGATCGCGTCGGGATGCTGCTCGAGGTTAATCCCGAACTTGACGAGGTAGCCGTGCCCGTCGTGCTCGGCTTGCCACTGCTTCGCCGCGCCCATGAGCGCGGGTTCGTAGCCGACGCGGGCACGCGCGTCGAGCGTCGCGCCGCAGAGGGTCGCGCGCCTGAGCATCGCGTGCCGCTTGAGCGCGCCGCCGACGGTCGTCGCGCCGACGAAGATGACGCAGTCGAGCGCGAGCGAGTGTGCGACGCGGGCGATGATGAGTCCTTGCGGGCTGTGCACGCTCGTCGCTGTCAAGACGACGCCGCCGTAGTCGCTGACGATGCGCTCGCGCTCGTGCACGAGCAGCGCGATCGCTTGCCGCACTTTGCCGCCTGAGAGCGGGACGTCGTCGTACGGCATGAACAGGTCGTCGCGCTTGTACCAGCGCCCGCCGTGGAGCTCCATGGGGGTGAGCGCGTCGGCGTCACGCACGAGGCGCGCGTCGACGGCCTGCCAGAACTCGAGCGGGTAGCGGAGCGACATGCCGCTCATGCGACGAGCTTCCTGTCCATCCGCTCGAGCGTGCGGCGCATGAGCCGGACGTCGTTCGAGATCGGGGCGAACCCAGCCCCGTCGAGCAGATCGAGCGCGGCTTTGATCGTGTCGCGCTGCTCGACGAAGGTGTCGCGGTCGCGGCTGCGGGCTTCGCGTGCGAGGCGGGCCTGGTAGTCGAACGGGACTGCTTCGGGTTCGTCGGGCAGGGCGAGGTCGACGCGGTCGACGTAGCCGATCTCGCTGCGACGGGCGAGCAGGCGGGGCGGGTCTTCGACGCCCACGACTGCGAGGCTACCGCTCACCAGAGCCGCTCGCGAGCTTCGCGCCGTAGTCGGGCGAGGGTGCGCTGGTAACGGCGGGCTGTCGTGCGCGAGCCGACGAGCACGCCGACGATCAGCGCGAAGAGCACCACGCCGAGCCATGCGAGCGTGCTCACTCGTGCTCGTCGTCCCTCGTCTCGAGGGCGCTGACGCGCTCGAGCACGATCCCGGCCCGGGTCGCTGCGTCTTCGATCGCGGTGATGATGGGGCGGGCAGTCGTGTCGACGACGACGAGCACGTCGAGCGTGTTCGGCAGATGCGGGACGCTGACGATGCGCCAGCGGGTCTGCAAGACGAGACGCGGGCGCACGTCGAGCGGGTCGTCGCCTGAGAGCCTCACGACGTCTCCACGTTGATCGAGCCGAAGATCCGCATCCCGCCCTGCCCCATCGAGTTGCCGACCCGGTAGGCGCAGCGCATGAGCACTTCGACCTCTTCGTAGTCGTCGGGCTTCGGCTCGCCGCGCATCACGTGATCGGGCACGTCGGGCAGCAGGTACTCGATCGACCCCTCGAACGAGTCGCCTGCTTCGACGCACGCCGCCATCTCTCGCAGCACGGCGGCGACGTAGGCGTACGTCGTCGGGATCGGCTCGTTGCGGCTCATCGGCTCACCGCCGCGACGAAGCGCTCGAGGTCTTCGGGGCCGAGGACGTACAGCGTCCAGCCTGCGAGATCAGGCACGTTTTCGACGATCCCGGGCGTGTCGCTGAGCCTGCGTTCGATCGGCATGTCGTTGAGCAGACGACGCACGTTCTCGGCGTGTAGCCCGATGATGAGCTTGCGGTTCTCGCTGTCGACGGCGACGAGCATCACGTCGCCTCGAGCGTGACGCGGACGCGGCCGATGATCTCGTCGTCGGGGTCGACGTGGAACGCTTCCCAGAGGGCTTCGTCGAGCCGCTTGACGTCGTCGTGCCCGACGATCCAGAAGCGCTGCGACGTGCGGTCGAAGACGAGCAGCGCTTCGACGTGCGCGAAGCGTCCGGGGTTGGCTGACGTGTCGACGTCGAGCCTCGAGGCGTCGATCGCGACGAGCGCGCGCGCCTGCTGCACGCTGTCTTCGACGCTCATCGGGTCAGCCTCAGCGAGCCGTCGCGCCGTCGCCAGTACGGTCGCCACTGCATCGACTGCGCGAGCACGCGGCCCGCGTAGCGGTCTGCGCCCTGCTCGTGGAGCTGCGCGTAGCGGGCGACGTCGGTGCGTCGCCAGAGCGGGCGCGCGTAGACGTAGCGCCACTTCCAGAGCATCATCACGCGGCCCTCTTCGCGGCGCGGCTGCGCTTGTCGATCTCGCTGAGCAGCACGCGCACGACTGCGGCCTCGCCGTTGACGCCGTGCGAGCGCAGATCGCGGGCGCGGCCGAGGATCAGATCGGGGCCGAGTTGCAGCAGCGTCTCGACGAGCGTCTTGAACGGCTCAGGCTGCTCGAGGTCGGGGCGCTGCATGAGCGCAGCCGATACGCCCCGGATCAGCATCGAGTCTTGCCCGTGCTCGCGTCCGAGCGTCGACTGCTTGAGCGCGTCGAGCGTCGGGTCGAGCGTGTCGGTTCCGTTCGGGAGCTTGCGCGCGAACGCGGTCGTCACGGCGGCGATCGCGGCGATGTTCTCGACGCGGCCTGCTCGTGGCGCTCCGATCGCGAGCTTGTACCCGTGCCGCTCGACGATCTCGTTGATGGCGACGGTGTCGCTGTCGCCCGACACGAGCGCGGCGCGGAAGGTGTAGTAGGGGTGCATCGTCTTGCGGTCGCGGTTCTTGCGCAGGAAGAACCGGGCTTCGCTCGCGACGTCGAGGCCGACGTAGATCGAGCACCAGATCGACTGCTTGCCGACGAGACGCACGATCTCGGCGCGCTGCTGCCCGTCGAGCACTGCGAAGCTCGAGGGTGATCGCTGCGCGACGTCGATCGTGCCGACGAGCGACGGGTCGAAGCGTGCTGCTTCGCGTCTGACGAACGCCCAGCCGACGGGCCGCTGGTAGTGCGCGTGGTCGACGAGCAGCGCGTCGAGCGGCAGAAGCTCGACACGGAACGGCCACTCGTCGAGCGCGTCTTTCCGCAGTCGCACTTCGACGCTGTCGGCGGGCAGGCCGCGCGCTTCACGGACGAGCGTGTACCACTCCCCGACGGGGTCGCCCGCGTGCTCGAGATGGTCGATCAGCCGCTCCCAGACTTCGGCGTACTCTGGCTCGACCCATGCGCCGTGCAGCATCCGGTGAGCGCTCCCGGTGAGCAGGTCGGGCGTCTTGAGCCGCTTGCCGTTCTGCGTCGGCATGTCGCGCAGCACGATCGCGCCGACGCGCCCGACGTCTCCTGCGAGGCCGGGGACGTTGAGGCCACCCATCCGCGCGAAGACGTCCGCGTAGCGCGAGCGCAGCGCGTTCGCTGCGTCTTGGCGTCGCTTCTGCCGCTCGGCGGTGAGCTTGCGCAGCCCCGCGTTGCGGTGCTGCTTCCCTTCGTCGCTGACGCGCACCCTCGTCCCCTGGAGGACGTGCGCCTCTTCGAGTTGGCGTTCGAGCGCCTTGAGGACGCCCCCGGTCGGGTTGCCCGACGTCGTGATCGGGCGTCCGTCGTGCTCGACGAAACGTCCCTCGCGGTCGCGGACGCGCCAGTGCCCGCCAGCGCCTCGCTCGAGCTTGTAGCCCTGCTTGAAGCGACGCGAGAGCGCGAGCAGCCCCTTCGAGGCTGGTCGCTGCGTCGGGGTGCCTACGGTTGCCATGTCTCGATCCTTTCGTCGTTGACGGCTCGGTCAGCGGCGACGTCGCGACGATCGAGAGGGGTCGGGAGTCGCCTGGTCGGGAGTCTAGACGCGAAGCGTGCGCGAGGCGGCTGCGCGGTCATCGCAGCACCGGGAAGGGGTTGTCGTCGTCGTCTGCTTCGGCCCCGTTCGTTACTTCGGCTACTTCGTCCCCCTCTAAAGAGGGGGCCGAAGCCGAAGGAACTGAGCGGTCTTCGGGTGCCGCTTCGGCTGCTTCTGGTTCCTTCGGGGCGTCGTCGAAGGAACTGGATGGCTCAACCATGCCCTTTTGCGCCTCGTCGAAGAGTGTTGCTTCGGGCTGCTTCGGCTCGTACTCGAAGGAACCGGGCAGGACGAGCTTGAAAGAGCGCTTTTCGGGCGTCAGATCGACGATCTCGCCGCTCTTGATCGCGTGCGCGATGACCTCGAGCACGCGCGCGTTCGTGCCGCCGACGGCCTCTGCGAGCGCCTGCTTCCCCATCGGCCCATCGGCCCGTGAGAGCGCGTCGAGCACGCTCGCGAGCGCTTCTGCTTCGTCGAAGGTCGGTGTCACGTCGAGCGTCTCGCGCTCGTACCCGTACGTCTCGACGAGCCAGTGCAGGAGCTGCGGGACGCCAAGCTCGGCGGGGTCGGCGGGCCGTGCCTTCTCGAGCGTGTAGCGCGTCGCAGGGTTCTTGCCGTCCTTCTCGACGTGGAAGACGGTGTCGGGGTGTCGCATCCAGTCGCCCGACACCATCCCGGCCTTGTTCGCGTGGTGCGACGTGATGATGCCGAGATCGGCCCAGAGGCCGAAGTCGCGTAGCCGGTGCTTGAACTGCTCTGTCTCGTCGGGTGCGCCTGAGCCGCTCGTGCCGAAGGTGTGGAGCGGGTCGAGCGCGACGTAGTCGGCGTCGACGTCGAGCGCGTAGGCGCGGGCGTGGTCGACCATCCGCTCGCTCGCGAAGGTGAACTCGCCCCAGGGGGAGGCGTAGAGGAAGAGGTTGTCGAGCACGGGCGCGGGGTCGTGGCCCCAGCGCTCGAGCTTCTGCGCGAGCTTGTCTTGTAGCCCGCCCGGGATGCCCTCGTTGACGATCGCGACGATGCGGAGCGGGCGCGCGATCGGGTAGCCGAGCCATGCGATCCCTGCTGCTGCGTGGAAGAGCAGATCGACGAGGATCGACGTCTTGCCTGATCCGGCGCGGCCCCACGGCATCACCCAGCCGTACTGCGGCAGCAGGTTCGTCGCGTCGCGGGCTGCGCCGACGAGCGAGACGCTGGGCGGCAGGTCGCGCTTGAGGAAGTCGCGGAGCGGCTCGAAGATGATCTCGACGGCGGGGACGTGCTCGCCCTCGAGCGGCTCGAGCGTCTCGAGTGAGCCGCCCGCCGACAGGTGATCGGAGACGTCGTGCCCTTCGACGGGCGGTCGCAGGAGCTCCACGGTGGCCCCGTGCCTGACGAGCGAGTGGAAGACGTCGGCTGCGTGCGCGATCCCGGCGTCGTCGTGGTCTGCGATGACGATCACGTGCGCCCCGGCGAGCACTTGCGAGTACGTGTCGCGCCACTTCCCGGCCCCGCCGGGGTTGCACGTCGCGACGAGGCCGAGACGTCTGAGCCGGTCGACGTCCTTCTCGCCTTCGACGACGTGGATCGTCTTGCCCCGGGCGACGGCCTCGAGCACGTCGGGCAGGTGGTACAGCACGCGCTCGACACCGTCGAGCTTCCAGCGCCACCCGGTTTTCGAGCCGGGGTCGGGCCGTCGCTGCGGGTACTGCTTGTCGGCCGTCTTGCAGACTTCGTAGACGAGCGTGTTGTCGGCGTCGACGTAGGGGTAGGTGACGATCGCGTCGCCGTGCGGCGTCCATGTCTCGGCCCCGTTCGGGTTCTGCTCTTCGATGCCGAGCGCCTCGAGGATCGCTTCGTAGGTGCAGCCGTGCGAGCGGCAGATCACGAGCGCGCGCCCGTCGGGGGCGGCGGCTATGTCGAGTGAGGGGTTGTGGTCGTCGTGGGCGGGGCAGAGCAGGCGCGTGTTGTGGCCTACGCGCCGCCCCGGGCGTCCAGAGTGACGCTCGACGGCGGCGATCAGGTCGTCTGCGAGCACGCGCGGCGGCTCTAGTAGCCCTCTGGGAACTCGTTGTAGGGGACGGGCGGCGGCTTCGACGGCTCAGCGTCGGGGCCGGGGTCGTCGGGCGTCGGCGTCGGGGCCGGGGTGCCCTCGGAAGACGTCGCCTGCGCTGCTGGCTCGTCGCCTGCGCCGCTTCCGGGGATCGGGCGACGCTCGACCACGGTGAGCCACTCGATCAACTGATGGGCTTCCTGCGCGGTCAGCGTCTCGCGTAGCGGCGACCAGTGGCAGACGCCCTCTTCGTCGATCGCCTTGACGATCGTGCCGTCGGGCTTGACGAGGTCGGGTGTCGTCATCGCGAGATCGAGGCCCGCCGTGCCCCGGAACTTCTGCGCGATCGCGTCGTAGAGGCCGTCCTTCGTCGCGCGGCCGTCCCCGGTGAGCTTCGCCACCATGATGTTGAGCTTCGTCTTCTGCTCGTCGCTCGCCATATGGCCGCGATGCTCGTCGACGGGGCCGTCGTCTGCTGACGACGCCGCCTCTGCCCCGGGGGTGTCAGGCGGGGAGGGCAGGGCGGCGTCGGGTGTCTCGGGCGTCGGCCCTGGCTCGTCAGCCGGGAGCACCGCTGCGGCCGTGGTGCCCTCGCCGCTCGGGAGCGCCAGCGTCGAGCCGTCGACCGCTGCCGCTGCGAGCGCGGCGTAGCCGACGCCCAAGTCGAGAGTAGGCACGACGAAGCGCGCGACGGTGCCGTCGACGACGCCTCTGCGCTGCTCGAGCCGCAGGCGGGCCGGGACGAAGGGCCGCTCGCTCGTCGCGCGGGCGGCGTCGATCATCGTCGGAAGCTCGTGCGCGGCGTTGACGCCCCGGGTGATGACGCGCCAGCCGAGCAGCGTGTCAAGCTCTGGGAGCGCGACGACGAGGCGCGTGTAGAGATCGCACTTGTCCTCGCCGGTCTGGTTGCAGATGCACGGCCCGCCGCTGATCTCTTCGTCGACGCCGTCGCAGAGGCGCATCCGCTTCGTCGCTCCCTCCCACAACTCGTAGGTCTGCCTGAGCGAGTACGACGGCATGAGCAGCACCGGGAGCTCAGGGGTTTCGGTGTAGCACTGCCACTCGTCCCCGACGGGCGACTTCCACTTCGTCACTGCGCCGCCGTAGAGTTGCGCCGCCTGCTGCACGAGCGCTTTCCGTGGTGACGTGATCCGCCACGACTCGAGCTTCGCGCCGGGGCGCTTCGGGTTCGTCTTCTCGCCCCCGGCGCGGATCGCGCCGACGAGGGAGAGGCGTCGCTGTAGTTCGATCAGCGGGACTGGCATCTAGTCGCCTCCGTTCTGGTGTCTGAGCAACCGGGCGAGCAGCACGTCGGCGCTCACGAGTTCATGCGCCGGGACGTAGAGCCGCTCGCCGTTGCCGTAGTCGCGTCGCTCGCCGCTCTCGAGCATCGCGGCCGTCGCGTAGCTGAGCGGCTGCACGAGGCGACGTTCGAGATCGACGTCGACGAGGAAGTAGAGCCGCGACTTCGGCCTGCCGTAGATGGCGAGGCCGAGATGCCGCGCGCGCGTCGACGCCTTCACGTCGACGCCGGGGAAGTCGTCGCTCGACTGCCCCCATATCTCGGTCGTCTTGTTCATCGGCTGCTCGCTGACGCAGGCGTACGCCCACTCCCCGCAGAGGCCGGGGAGGTTCGTGTCGCTGCGCCAGTAGCGGGTGTTCGACGCGACCGCCGTCTTCTCGTCGCGCGCCGCCGCGATCGCCGCGAGTTCGTCCCACTCGAGATCGGGGATCGAGTACCACGGGTAGAAGGGCGGCGCTCTCACGTCAGGCTCGCGTCGTCTCCCTGCGTAGCCGGTTGAGCGCGCGCAGCCGCCTCGTCGCCTCGCGCTGCCTGATCTGCTGCGCCCGCTGCTGCTCGCGTACGCGCTCGCGCTCGTGGACGCGCCAGTGCGCCGCTCGCAGACGGACGGGCCACTTCCAGAGCGGCCCGCCTGTCAAGCAGTCGATACAGCGCACTTCGGGGTCGGCGCTGCCTAGATGGTTGAAGCCGTACCCGTCAGGCATCGGGCGCGTGCTCGAAGTAGACGTCGCTCACGACGAGCGACTTCGTCTGCACGACCGCGTCGACGTCGCCCTCGCTGTCGCGGCGGTGGCGCATCTTCGCCCCGGCTACGTGCACCGTGACGACGACTTCGCACGACTCCCCGGCGCGGAGCTTGTTGTAGAACTCGACGTGCTTCGCGTCGGTGCGGTCAAGCTCGACGCCGCCGCTGAACGCGAGCTTGACGACGGTCGGGTCTGCCTCGTCGACGACGATGCCGACGCGGGGGACGTCGAAGAGCTTGCCGCGCTCGACGTCCTGTCCTGCGGGGCCGTTCGCGAGCGGGATCGCTGCGCTGCTCATGCTGCCGTACCTCCTTCGGTTGGGTGACGCCACTCGTCGGCGTCGGGGCATGTCGCGAAGTGCGACACGTAGTTCGGCTCGTCGGGGAACGCGAGCGCGGGGACGGCGATCGCGGTGTCGTCGCGGATCACGAACAGGCCGCGCGCGTCGGGAGCTGCTGGCGCAGCGTCGAGCGGCATCCGCTTGCCGTGCTCGGTCTTGACCCAGCGCACGGCCGCACCGCACGAGCGACAGCGCGCCACGATCACCCCGTCTCCCAGGGTCGCGCCGGGTCGTCGATCTCCCAGACGTGGAAGACGTGATCCTGCGTCGGCACGTTCACGTATCGCTCGACGGGCGGGAGGAAGATCGCGCACGGCATGTCCGGCCCCAGCAGCCGATACCGGGCCGTCTTGATCTCGTCCCAGGTCGGGTGTCGATCCCGGCAGGAGATCGTCAAGTGCCAGCGCTTCTCGAAGTGCACGCCTCCCGGCTCGTGGCCGAGGATCAGCGCGCAGTCGCCCATCCGGCAGACGTGCAACTCGAGATCGAGCGCGTCGCCGTGCACGGCGCGGCGCACGTAGTCGGGCACGGGCATCTCGACGATCGGCTGCTCGACGAAGCCCTGCTCGTGCGTGCCCGGGATCGGGCCGTCCCAGACGCGAGCGGGGCCGTCCGGCGCAACCGGCGAAGCGGGACGCGACCCCGCACCGGCCCCGCGCGACACTGTCGGCGGCACGCGCTGTCTCATCGCCGCCACGTCGGGGTCGCGAGCCAGATCAGCGCGAGCAGCGCGACGAAGGCTTGCATCGCTGTCGTCACGTCGCCGCCTTCGCGACGAGCTTCTGCCCGAAGGCGTTGCGCCAGAGCTTCTCGTTCCAGAAGACGAAGTCGCGCGCGTGCAGGAACGAGCGGTAGGGGACGTCCCCGACCGAGACGTACTGCGCGAAGCAGTCGACGGGGCTGACGACGATGCAGATGCCGCCGTCGACCTGGGGCATCGGCTCGTACGTGCGCGTCGGGTCGTACGTGTAGTACCGCCGCTTCCACTCGTCTTCGTCGCGTGACGCTTCGGCGGCGCGCACCAGATCGACCTCTTCGGCGTGCGCGTACGCGGCGAGTTGCAGCGAGACTTCGCCGTACGGCGGGCGCGACTTCGCCTCTGGCCCCTTCGGGGTCGTCTTGTAGTCGAAGATCAGACGTCGCGTCTCGCCCAGCGAGTCGACGAGCGCCATGATCCCGTCGAGCGTCCCCGCATAGCCTTCGGTGCGGTTGAAGACCGGCGCTTCGCTCATCTCGAAGACGGGCTGCCACGTGTCGAGCCAGCGTGCGAGTTGCTCGACGTACGGCCGGTACTGCTCGTCGATCACGCCGGGGTCACGGCCGAGAGCCATCGCCTCTGCCGCCTTGTGCACGACCGTCCCTCTGATCTTGTGGCGCTCGCTGACCGACCAGCGCTTGCCCTTGATCCACTTGACGACCTCGTCGCGCGAGTCGCCGTCCTTGAGCATCGCGTCGATCACCGTGCGCGACTCGAGCGACGCGATCGCTGTCTGCTCGCAGTGCCACTCGACGATCGGCCGGGACGCGCCGACCGCCTTGAGAAGCTCTGTCACCGACCAAAGCTCGAGGAGCTCCGTCCCCGCCTGCTGCTGCTGTTTCTGCGCTGTCGCGCTCATGCGTTGACCTCCGTGTCGAAGAGCGAGGGCTGCTGCCGCCACGCCTCCCACGCTCGAGCGACAGCGCCCGTGCCCGGGTAGAGATCGTCGAGCGAGTCGTCCGGGTGCGCCCCGATGACCTCGAATAGCCAGCGGCAGACGCCGTCGGGCTTCGCGCCGACCAGCCCGCGTTGCATCGTGATCGGGACGGCGATCCAGTCGCGCGAGACGGTGCGGTGCGAGACGACTGCCTTGCGCGCGGGCCGGATGATGACCGGCTCCCAGGCGTACGCGAGGGTGACGTTTTTCTTGAACGACGCGAACGGCTTGACCCACGCGCAGACGCGGCAGTCGAGATCGCGCAGCGGGCCGGGGAAGCTCGCGAGCACGACGTCGAGCGTCACGCTCGCGGTGTGCAGGCAGAAGCCGTCGTACTCGCTGAGCAGCCGGTCGATCAACTCGCCGTGGTCGATCTCGCCGCCGTAGTCGGGGTGCTCGACGTAGAAGTCGCTCATCCCCGGGTAGGGCGGGTCGGCGTACGCGAGCCTCACGGCAGCGCCTCGCGCATCGCTGTCCGAGCGACGACAGCAGCCTCGATCGTGTTCGGGAACAGCCGCGCCGACGACGGCCTGCCCTCGAGCACGTCGACGATCTCGTCGACGTCGTCGGGCGTCCAGACGTAGACGTCCTCGCCCCGCAAGCGCAGCGCGATCAGCCAGCGCAGTTGCGCCTCGTCGGGCTTGCGCCCGGGCATCTTCAACTCCGCGAAGACCAGCCCGTGCTCGTCGTGGACGAGCACGAGATCAGGGAAGCCGTCGGCGTTCTTGTCGGGGACGGCCATCGTCTGCCCGTCCCTGCGCCTGACGACGGTCATGTTCGACAAGTGACCGGCGAGCCAGCCGCGCTTGCGCGCCTCCTTGAGCGCCCAGCGCGTGAACTCGCGCTCGTTCGCAAACTGCGCGGTCAAGCGCTCTCCGAGCGGGTAAACTCCTGCTCAGCGACGACAGCGAGATCGGTGCGTCGGGGAGTCGCCTCCGTGACGCCCGATCTCGCGTCGTCGCTTTTGACGTCGTCGGGGTTCGCCAGCGCCCAGGCGAACTCGAGGGCGTCAGCCTTCTCGAGCCACGTCCGCGCGCTCGCGATCGAGTCGTCGACGCGCTCGTCGCTGATCCCGTTCTCGAGCGCTTCGGCTGCGTGGCGCAGCAGCCGTGCCCCGTGCAGACGCAGCACGTCGGCAAGCTCACCCGGCTCGACCGCGAGCGCGTCGCACGCGAGCCGAGGGTCGATCTCGCTCATAGCCATCTCCCTGTTCGTGGTCGGGTGCCGTGCGAGAGCGGGCCGGACGTGCGGAGCTTCCCGTGCGACGGCGGCGCGATCTGCCGCGCGTCACGCTCGACGATCGGCTTCGCCCAGCCGTCTAGGGCGCGCTCGCAGCCTCGGCACGCTTCGATCCCGGGCAGACGCTCAAGCTCGAGCGTCGCGTCGACGTCGAGCGTCGAGACGACACGTCCGCAGAGCGTGCGATCGGGATCGAGCAGCCAGTGGAAGCAGACACCGCCGCTGCGCGAGCGCTTGCGCACGCGGATCGCCTTCACTGGCTGCCCGCTCTCAGAGCAGCCCGCAGGCGCGGGCGGTGTTCGGCCAGGGGTAGAAGCCCCGGCCGCTCAGATAGGCGCGGATCGCGACTGCGATCTGCAAGGCGGGGGGCCAGTGATCGGCCGTCCCGAACGCCCGCAGGTACTCGGGCGCGTAGGTGCGCATGAACGTCGTGTCCATCTGTAGCCCGCCGTAGTACGGCGAGCCGGGGTCGTCCCACGACGCCTCGTGCGAGTGGATGCAGAGGAACGCGCGCATGAGCCAGTCGGCGTCCCCCCTCGAGTTTGCTCGCGTGGTCGCCGCGCTCACGCTGAGCGTGAGCAGCACGACGAGCACGCCACGTAGCAGGCGGGCACGCAAGCGGGCCTCCTTGCTCGTTGACGTGGTCTTCGCGACGGGCGGGCAGGAGCACGTCTGCGCCGAGTCCCCTGCCTGCCGAGGCTCCGTCGACGGGAAGAGCGCACGCAAGACCCGTCGGCTTCTGTCGGGCCGGACGCCCGTCGCGCGGCTCTAGAGCCGCCTCAGCGCTCGCCCGGGGTGGCGTTGGTTGACAGCCACGACGCCCCTCGAGCAGCCCGCCAAGCCTTGCGCTTTTACAGCAGGTGCGACCTCTCGCGCCCACGTAAACGCGCAAACTTGCTACAGTGTCGTCTCCCCTACTTCTCACGGAGGCGACACCATGAGCAC